ATTAATGACGCTAAGCCTCGTATTGTGAGTAAAGAAGAGATGAGTGAAAGTAACACATGATAGCAAATATAGTAGGGTTTTTTAGTCATAAGAACTGTAAGAAGCAACTCAATGAACTGATGCAACTGGGACTAGAAGATAGCAAGAAGATACAGTCGCTTAACTCTCAAATCATTATATTGATGAATCAGATACAAGAACTGAAAGCTATACATGATTACGCCGCTCTTGATCTTGAGAAGAAGATAGCTGATCTTGAAAAGCAACTCGCTCTGGAATCCTCAAAAAAGCCAAAGAAGGAGAATGTATGATGGCAGAACTATTGATATCCCATATACTCACAAGGATTGAACAGCTTGATGCATGTCTTGTCGGACATGGATGGAAACGATCCAATGATATAGAAATTGATTACTATGTTGAGGATAAGTACAGAGCAACCCTTACTATACCAACCCCTAGCGAGGAAGAAGATAATGGATGACCATCTTGAGCAGCAGCTTGTTAACGAGTTGCGTGATTTTCTACAAACGATTAATGATAAGTACAAAGACTTCTTTCATGTCCAATTGATTACATTATGTGATATGAAGGAGATGAAGTGTCCTCAATGCATGGAATCAGAATTTGGCCAGCAATGCAAACGATGCGTTATTGGCTTTGAGGAATTTAATGAAAAACCCTCTCCAAAATGAACATCCTCATTGTTGTATAACTATGGATAAGGCATTAATGATCTACAGAGATACGTTTTATTATTTTGATGGCAAATATACACTTAAGGATCCAACATCAGGTGATCATATAGAAATGCATTATTGTGTATTTTGTAGGAAAAAATTAGATGAGCGATAAGTATAATAGTCATATTCCTAAGCCTAATATGAGATTTGGCAAATTAACCACAATAAGTAGACGTAAAGGTTATAGTAAAACTTACTGGATATGTAAATGTGACTGCGGTAATGAAATGCGTAAAGTAGCTCGATTAGATTTATTGAATGATATAATAACTCAATGTCATACTTGTAACAAGAAAACGATGATAGAAAATGTGTTAAATAATTCAGTACTTATTCCATTGAATGAATTGAGTAATCAATGAGCGTTGAAGTACAAGTAGCGCTCGATCAGTTTTCATTGCGATGGTATCAATCAGAGATATGGGATGAGATTGAGCAACGCAAGTCCAATCGTATTCTCTATATTGCAAGTCGACGAGCAGGCAAGGATATCCTTTTTTGGAATCTTGCTATTCGTCAGTGCATTAAAAGAGTATGTTTGGTATTCTATGTTCTTCCTACCTATGGACAAGGCCGTAAAGCGATCTTTGATGCAATTGCCATTGATGGGACTAAGTTCCTCGATTATCTGCCGAGTATGCTTGTTGAGTCTATCAACCAATCTGATATGAAGATCAGATTCAAGAATGGATCTATCTTACAAATAATCGGTGGTGATACGTACGACAGTTCACTTGTAGGAACCAATCCCTACGCGGTAATTCTTTCAGAGTATAGTTTAATGCCGCCAGATATATTCTCGTTCATACGGCCCATTCTCGCTGCAAATGGAGGGTGGTGTGCGATCGTAGGAACACCTCGTGGCAAGAATCACTTCTGGCAGTTGTGGAAGGTTGCACAAGAGTTGCCTGAGTGGAAGATATTTATCCATCGGGCATCAGATATAGGCCACATTCCTCATGAAGTTCTCGCTCAAGAACGTGCTCAGATGGATGAAGGTTTGTATCTTCAAGAGTATGAATGTAGCTTTGATCGTGGTATATCAGGTAGCTTTTATGGTACTTACCTTGATGCTCTTAAGCTTAAAGGCCAGATAGGACATGTTGCCTGGGAACCGGGACTACTTGTCTACACTGTATGGGATATAGGAGTTAACGATGCCACTACTATTATATTCTTTAATGTTATTGGCGACGGCACTGTTATTCGGATTATTGATTGCTATTCGAACAACGGCCTTGGACTAGACCATTATGCCAAGATCCTGCAAGACAAACCCTATAAATACGGCAAACACTTTGCTCCTCATGATATTAAAGTACGTGAATGGGGTGGCGGTGCCGTGACTCGCTATGAAAAAGCACGACAACTTGGAATAGATTTTACACTTGTTGATCAAATTGGTATTATTGACGGCATTGAAAACGTGTGGACTCATTTCAATAAGTTCTGGATTGATGCCGAAAAGTGCCGTTCACTCATTAACGCACTTGAGAACTATCGCAAAGAATGGGATGAGATGAAACAGATGTATCTTCCAAAGCCAGTTAAATCATGGGCTAACCATTACGCTGATGCTTTGAGATACTTATGCATTGCCATTCACAAGACCAAGCGGGGAATGACACCCGAAGAATTTGACAGAAAGAAAGCACAAGCATTGTACGGAAACCAACAGGATTTACCTCGCTTTTTTCGCGACGATCCTCAATATGATAGATACAGATAATGAAAAAATTGATTCTCTTTGCCCTTCTTTTAACGAGCAGTATGTCTTTAACTCACCTATCGGTGAAAGAGATTTCCTTTATACATCATCACATACATCGCCAAATACCTGCACGAGCTAATTATACCGATGATGCTATTATTCCTTTTGCACTTACTATTGCTGCATGGGGATCCAAGAATGTACAATACACTATGGATCACCGTCACGAAGGCGATATCTCAGTAATATATAGAATATACAATGACGATTGTGTGATTGTTCTGCGGTTTAATCGTATAACTCGATTCTGTACTGTCGACTTTGATGCGATAGATGAGAGTTTTGATTATGATAACTTCGAGAGAATAATAGATTTTTTCTTTTCCGTTGATTAAGTAGTGGTTATTGGGCACAAAAAATAATAGACTCTTTCTAGACTCTATGGAAGGAGTTTTAGTAAGAGGATAAAAAATGTTGATGCGACAAACCGAATCAATTAATTCGATGGATGGCGGTTACAGTGCCATAAAGAAGAAAATAGACTCTGACTATACCGCCAATCAGGCAATATGGCAGATATATTGGACAGAAGCTACTATTGATACTCGTCTTGAAGCAGGCGATACATCTTTAATGGCTGATCTTAATCAAGCGTTGCCCAACAATAATAGAGGCTCGTGGTACTTTAACCGTGTTCGTCCGTTGTGCAACATGGTTTCTGGTTATCAACGTCGCAACAGAAAATCAACAATAGTTGTTCCATTAGAAAATGGTGATCAGGCTACTGCCGATCAGTGGAGCAAAATACTGCTTAATATATATAAACGTGAGGGTGTCTATGAGACGATCTCGGAAGCATTTCATCAAGGCGGCTGTATCGCCGGGATGAATTTGCTTCACGTTTATATGGATTATCGTAATGACCCTGTTTCTGGTGATTTGAAGGTAGATAACTGTTCATACAATAGCTTCTTCATTGATCCCTATTTTAGAAAACCTGACCTGTCTGATTGTTCTTTTGTGTGGAGAAGATCATATCTTTCACACAGCGCAGCAGCTGCTTTGATGCCTGATCGCTATGAAGAGATTATGTCACTTCCAGGCAATCCAACAGGGACTGGTAGAGACGGTCGCTTCCAATACATGCCAGAAAGCTATGGTCAAACCCAGCAAAATAGACTCGCATACGATGAGTATTATTATCGTGATTACAGAAAACAAAAGTTATTAGTTGATAAAATAACAGGTGAAACGTTTGAGATCACTAATCAAAGTGATTTAGACGTTAAAACTTTTCTCGATCACTATCCTCAGGTCACCGTGATCGAACAAGATATCCCTACCGTACGTATGGCTATCATGATCCAAGACAAGGTGTTCTATGATGGCCCAAACAGTTTAAACATAGATGTTTATCCCTTTGTGCCGGTGCTTGGCTATTACAATCCGATGATGCCGTATTATTACAGCCGTATTCAAGGGATATGCCGTTCTTTAAGGGATCCTCAGATTCTCTTTAATCGAAGAGTAATACTATCAGCAGATGCTGCAGAATCGGTGGTAAATAGTGGTTTCATATTCAAAGAGAATGCACCTGTTGATGTTAAGCATCTCTTTCAAACAGGACAAGGTCGTATTATTCCTTTGAAGGAAGAAGCGGCGATGACCGATATTCAACAAATTACTCCACCAGCTATTCCCCAATACTTCTTTCAATTACAGGATACATTCTCTAAAGAGATGAACTTGGTATCTGGTATCAATGAAGAGCTGATGGGTTCAGCACTTGATGATAAAGCAGGTATACTATCCGCGCTTCGCCAAGGCGCAGGACTAACTACATTGCAACCATTGTTTGATAGACTCGATTTCTCACAGAACTTGCTTGGTGAACTTATCATGAAGGTCATACAGAATAATTACACTCCTGGTAAGATTAAAAACCTTCTTGAAGGTGATGAACCTGCACCCTTGTTTTATAACAAATCATTTGGTAAATATCATTGTATGGTAGAGCTTGGCTTTAACACTGAATCACAAAAGCAGATGCAGTTTGCTCAACTTATGCAGCTTAAAGAATTAGGCGTTCCTATTCCTGATGCAAGCCTTATTGAAGCTGCTACTATCCAAGATAAAGATAAAATCATTCAGCAAATGCAACAGCAACAGCAACAGGCACAACAAGTACAACAGATGCAAGTACAGTCTCAACTACAAGAATCACAAGCACGTACACAATTGGCTCAAGCTCGTACCATGGCTGATCAAGGTCTTGGAGCAGAAAGATTTAGCCGTATCGATGAGAATAGAGCGCTTGGTGTTGAACGT